AGCCGTTTAGCAAAGAGAATGATGGCGTTACCGATGTATCGAGGATCAGGGAACCGGAGGAGTTATACAGCATAATTCTCGGTTTTCCTCTGATCAGCGACAGATAGAAAATCGGCTGCCCGGAACCATAGCGGGTATTCAAGATCGGAGTATAGGTGTTGCCGACTGAATATGTCGTGGGCTTCATCCAGCCGCCGACCACGATGGTTTCACCGAGGCTTGAAAAGATGCTGCCGTCGTTTTCTACCTTCAGGTAGGTTTTCTCCGATGAAGGATTATTGATGTTCATCTGAAAATAGCGACCGAAATTGCCTATTTTCATATCTGCGGTTGTTCCGCTCCAGTTATGAATATATGCCTTGCGATCCTTCCCGGAGGAATCCGCCAGATAATCATCTGCATCCGGTTCGGACTCGTTAAAACGCCAGAGACCGTCGGGAGCCCATGCAGCCGGGAACTCGCCGGTGAAGGCATCTTGGGTATTCAATATATTTTTAAGAGCCATGCAATATCACCTCCAGCGGCTTCTGGCTTGAATGTTCAGTTCCGTAAATGTTGTACTCGTACCGACCACAGCAATCACGATGGTATTATCTCCCGTATTTAAGACCGGGAAATTCAGCTCCGACAAAAGCGGGAGACCGTTTCGGAGGGTTTCTCCATTAGAATCAACTACTTTTGCCGTCATCAGATCGGAGTCAATAATCAATGTTTCTCCGGCGGCAAGCCGTCCAATGATCTGAAGCTCGCTGCCGTTTGTGGTTATGGAGATATACGAGTCCGTCCCGGAAGGAATTACACCAGTTAAGGAGTAGACCGGGTAGGACTCGATATTCCCAAGAGTGCGAGACGCGGTAAAGGTTCCGGTTTCCGCAAAATCAAAGGTCTCGTCTGATATGGCATAGCCATAAGGGTCTGGGCAGAAAAATTCCAGATCAAAGGTGCAGGAATTACGGACTGCCCGGTCAAAGGAGAATCCGGACGTAAGCCTTGCTTCATACACTCGTCCCGGTTCCTTGTCCAGAATGAGCTGGCAGAGGCCGTTGTCCGGATTCAGCCATTCGATAATATCGTCCTTTTTTGAAAGAAACTGCTCGTCTGTCTTTCCCGGAGGAATGAAGCAGGAAATCAGTATCTTTCGCTCAGATACCGTTTCTCCAAAATCAAATACACCGTGCCGTCCGGGCATGGTGATCGTGATGTTTCTAAGATCCGGCATACGGTATTCGTTTGTAATTCTTGTCGCAAGTCCCATAGACTGGGAGGTTGTTCCGTTAAATGAAAATCCCATGTTACACCAGTCCTTTCGCCCTGCGTCCGGCAGTCAGAAGAGTATTGAGCTGCTGAGAAATCTTCCGGATATCGTCGTCGCTTCTGACACTCATTTCCTCGATATTGATGAGAGGCTGGTCGCCTGAAACACTGAGGGTAGCGCCGCTTACTGCATCCTGAATCATGGAGCGCAGCGAGCTCACACCGACCACAGCTTCATCACCGGCCTCACCGCCGCCAAGAAGTGTGCCTCCGCTTTGGCCGAAGATGGTCGCATCCTTTAAGATCATGCCGCCGGACATCGCCTTCTTATACCAATCCACAGAAAAGTGCGGTATGGATGGCGGGTTCAGCGAAAAGCTGCCTGTGATAGAGAAGTGCGGCAGCTTGATCTTCGGCAGGCTCCAGCTGAAATTGAATACGCTCTTTAGCTTGTTTACGATGCCGGATACCGTGCTCCAGATGGTATTGAACACATTCGATATGGTACTCTTGATTCCATTTACGATATTGGACACCGTGCTCTTGATCGCATTGAAGCCGTTACTGATGCCGGACTTCATGGTATTCACCACATTCATGACCGCGCTCTTTATACCGTTCCAAACGGAAGTGACTACGCTCTTTATGGCATTGAAAATCGTAGAGGTCGTAGTCTTGATGGCATTCCATGCGGTGGTGATGACCGTCTTTATGGCGTTCACGACAGTTTCAACAGCTGTTTTTATCGCGTTCCAAACAGTAGTAACCACGGTCTTTATCACGTTCAGGACGGTTTCGATGATCGTCTTGTAGATATTGAAATAGGTGGTCACTACAGTTTTGATTGCATTGAAAATGGTTTCAAAAAAGCTCTTGATGCCATTCCAGATCGTAGAGATAACCGTCTTTATGGCATTCATCACGGTTTCAACCGTAGTTTTTATCGTATTCCAAGCTGTGGTAAGAAAACTGCTGATTGCATTTGCCACAGTGGTGAAGGTGTTCTTTATTGCCTCCCATATACTGACGAAGAAGTCCTTGATCGCCGTCCATACAGTAATGGCAATCTCCTTGACCTTTTCCCAGAGGTTGATCCAGAATTCTCTGAAGCCTTCGCAGTTGTTCCACAGGTAGATAAACGCAGCTACCAGCAGGCTGATGGCCGTAATGATCAGGCCTATCGGATTTGCCGCCATGACAGCATTCAGACCAGCCATCGCCGTCTTTACTCCAGCCATAGCAGTGGTAACAGTAGGAATAATTGTCATAATCGTACCAACAGCGGATATAACTTTGCCGACGATTACAAGTACCGGCCCGATTGCAGCAGCCACGAGTGCAATTTTTACGATCATCTGCTGCATAGGCTCTCCGAGGTTGTTCCACCATTCGGCGAGGGATTTCAGCTTGTCAGAGAGCTCTTTAAGGACAGGAGCGAGAACTGACATCAGGGAGTTGCCGACCTCCGCACCGGTTTCCTTCAGAGAGTTCATGGTCATCTGAAACTGGTCAATCGGGTCGAGTGTCTCATTGAAGGTATTCTCGACACTGCCTTCAAAATCTCCGAGGAAGCCGGAGAAATCCGACAGGTTGAGCTTTCCGGTCTGCACGGCATTATAAATGGAGGCACCGGCCTTACTTCCGAAGAGGTCATAGGCCGCCTGCAGCTTTTCTGCATCGCTTCCGCTTCCCTGCATGGTAGTGGAGAATTCCGCAAGTGCCTGATCCAGCGTTTTGCCGTCTGCCGTTGCATTCTTCATGGCTGTCTTTAAGCCCATCATGGCGGCAGATGTATCAAGGCCGGACATTTCCACCATGCCCATAAAGCCAGCGGCCTGCTGGGCAGTGAGTCCCATTTCCTTCAGCTGCGCGGCATTGGAGGAGAGGGCATTTGCCAGCGTGTCCATATCAATGCCGGTGGCCTGACCGGTAGCGTTTAAGGCATCCAGAAGATTATCTGCCTCGGAAGCGTCCATGCCGAAGGCGTTCATGACGGAGGATACATTGTCGATTGATGTCGAAACATCGGTATCATTGAGCTGGGCAAACTTGATGAATTTTGCCGAGAGGTCATCCAGCGCCTGCCCGGTCAGGCCGAAACGGGTGTTGACCTCGCCGACAGCAGCACCGGCAGTTTCGAAGTCCGTCGGTATCTCCGTGGCGAGGTCTTTTACGATCTGGCACATATCCTCCAGCTCATCGCCGGTAGCACCAGTTTTCTGTGCAACGATGTCGAGACCAGCATCCACCTCGTTAAAGGCAGCAATGGAGGCAGCGCCGATGGCGACAATGGGAGCCGTTACATGCGTAGACAGGCTCGTGCCGACATCCGATATTTTCCCGCCGACCTCCTGCAGTTTAGAGCCGGTCGCCCGGAGTGTTGCCGTGATAGAAGTATCTGTTTCCCGACATTGCTGTTCGAGGTTTTTGAGCTCGTTTTCGGTCTCTATGATCTCACGCTGCCATGCATCATATTGCTGCTGGGTGACGGTACCGTTTTTTAGTCCAGCATCCATCTGGTCTTGCACGGACTTCAGCTGTGTGAGCTTTTCCTTCGTTTCGGAGACTGCCTGTTGTAGGAGCTTCTGTTTCTGTTCGAGCAGCGTGGTATTTGTCGGGTCGAGCTTCAGGAGCTTGTTGACATCCTTCAGCTGCGACTGTGTTGATTTGATTTCCTTGTTTACACCGGATAGGGCTTTGGAAAGGCCGGTCGTATCGCCGCCGATTTCCACGGTTATGCCTTTTATTCTGTCAGCCATGCGATGACCTCCTTCCTGTTAAAATCGATCCATCTGCTCCTGTGTCGCGAGCGCAGGATAGTTGTAATCGTCGTTGCTCATTTCTGCGTACATGTCATTGACAGTCCCGATGGTGAGCAGGTCAAGCTCCGAGATGGAAAGCCCGATCTGCACGCACCGGAGTAAAAAGAGCGGGGTTGTCATTTCCCGCTCTGTCGGATGATGTTTTTTTTAGACTCCACCTGCTGTTCCACATTCAGTCCCCACAGCTCGATGATCTGCGGCAGGATTTCATAGATGGAGAAAGTGTTGAACTGGTCGAGCCAGTCCTCCGGAGTATCCGGGACATCAGGATTCTGATGCTTTGCCATCAGCCATGCGATGTTCTCAAAAAGCTCCAGACTGAAAGTGTCCAGATTGGAGCTTTCTGCGTCGCTTTCATCGATGCCTTTCTGCAGCTCGTTTAAATCCTTGTAAATATCCCTGTGGAACTTATTTCTGTAAAGGCGAGGAATGGCGGCAGAAGCGCGGAACTGCACCTCCTTGCCGTCAACCTCGATTGTTTTTGTTACTGCCATATTGCGTCTCCTTACTCACCGTTACTTACCGATGCACTCGGCTCATATACAGCGTTGTACCATGCGTCGTAAACAGCGCTTGTTGTGTTCGTGCCGGTTTTGACCTTCACAATGCCGGAAGGGAGCGGAGAAGCCGTAATGGAGAGCGTCTCTGTCTGCACCTCAGTAGAGTCCTCCTTGGTGCTGCCGGTGACGGAAGGGCGGGTCGCGCTGCAGTAATACATGCAGTGACGTATCTTTCTCTGATCGCCGGAGAACTCGAAAAGCAGAGCAAAATGCTCCGGCTCCACGTCCTTGTTCTCCACAATGACACCGTTGGCATCTTCGGTCTCGTGCATGACGTCCGTGAGAAAGCTCTCCGGAATCAGCGCCAGCTCAAAGTCGCCGGAATAACCGTTGTTGTTTGAAACCATGTAATATACGGAGTCGTCCGCATAAAACGGATCATTATCTCCCTCAGCATCCAGCGAAAGGGATACGGCACCGGGCATTGCTACAGGCGTGCCAAAGGTAACAGTACCGTCAGCGGCAAGCGTAGCAATTGCGTAGTGGCAGTTTTTAAGGCCGAACTTGACCTTGTTACTCGTGTTAGACATAGTTTTTAACCTCCTATAATCTGTGTTTGATATAAGACCTCGTACAGCTTCTCCGACTCGATCCATACCTCAGATTTCTCATAAGGCAGGTCGTGGGCGATTAAGATGTCCTCGATCTGGGTTTCTGT